CATTACCTGATAGATAATCTGATCGCCATCATTATCTATTAAATAGTTTCCGTCATTATCTATTATATAAGAATCGACAGCGTAAGAACCTATCTCTTCGCCAGTATCTTCACCTTGTTTTATAGGGAAAGTTAGATTATTTATAATAAATGGATTTCTATCAGGCATAGCAGATGGAGCGGTAATTATAATCCTTGGTATCTCTTCTCCATCGGCGGTATTAATTTCTCCAGATAATTGATAAAGATTGTTATCATTAAAACTAATGAAGTAATAATCATTATTAAAATATGCCACGCGTCTTGCTATATGATAGTTTTGATTTGTATCACAGAGAGTATAAAAACTCTTTGCATTAAAGTCATATATGTAAGTTACATTATCTTTAGGATCGGGAAATGTAATTTGATAAAACATATGCCCGGCTTGTTTAAAAATAAATCCGTGGGAGTTCTCAGGATTAACCATGGTAGATAATGTGTAATTTATTCCATCAGATGATATCTGTTGAACACCACTGCCGGAACACATCATTATGGTAGGACCTGATTTTTCATTACTACCAAGCCAAACAACAAAGTCATCACTAGCTGCGATAGTAGCGGGATTTAAACATCCATAGTCTATGGTATAACCACTATTACGCTGATATGGGAATAACTGTAATCCAAGATCTGTCCATATCTCAGTAACTACAGAACCCATTATTAATATTTGCCCAGAACGCCCAGGAACACGCACACAGGCCAAACAACTGTCAGGTTTAGACTGGAATGTACCTATCTGCTGAGATGATGGGGTAAATCCACTGGTTATCGTAACGGCGAATGTAGCACCAATTCCATAGCCACCAGAAACAGGATAGGTAGTGTTAATATAACCAGATCCTGCGCCACTAGCAGCACTAGGGATATTAACTATTACAGTAGATACAGCAGTTCCACTAAGTCCTGTAACTGTTAGCGTCCCTTGATTCAACCCACCATTCACCACAGTTAAAACGTCCCCAACATGATAACCAGAACCACCAGAAACTACAGCAGCGGTAGCAATGGATAATAGATTGAAATCTGAAAGTCTCCATTGTGGCAAATTATTTGCCGTGGCAATGAATCGATTATCTTGAAAGGTTACATAGCCAGCAGAGAAATCTAAAGCGAGTTTAGCAAAAGCGCTAGTTGAGTAATCATAAATATAAATATCAGTTTTATCGCAAAATGCTATTTGATTCTGTAAATTTTCATCTATGAAAACATCTGTTGTTGTTGATCCAATGCTTGCAACTAGGGTGTATGTTAGATTGCCATAATTGGCGACAACGGTATAAATGTTTTGAGAGATGACTACAAATAGTTTATCAGAACGAGAGCTATAGAATATTCCGCGACCCGTTCCATTGGTTATGGGAAAGGTAACAGCTTTTTCATGTCCGGCATAATCTATCATCCACCCATCAGACATAAACATGTTATAAACTTGTTCTGCCGATATCTTCTTCGAGACACCGAATTTTGAACTACATGTAAGTTTGAGTGGTAATTGTGGCATATTTATGGCTCAAAACCTTTACCAATATTTATCTGCGCCCAAGACAGCTGATTACGTTGGTTATACAAATCAATCTTTCTGCTCGATAAATCTATGACATTCATATCGGCTACATTATTTGAGATTTGATCAATAATATTTTGTACTTCCGGACTTATAGACATGCCATAAAAATTGCATATCCTTTTTACTAAAACATGACATAAATAATCACAATACCATCGGTCATATGTTAATAATAAATCAGTTGTTAAATCATCAACAGTCACCGCCTCTAAACCGAATTTCCCCCAGACATGAAATGGAAATGCTTTGCATGGTAAAAAATACATGTACAAATTGCATCCATTTAAACATCGCTCAAATGATGTGTCGAATGGGTAGGCTTCAATTCCATATATTTTTGTAGTGCTATGAAATTCTCGACGCGATTTATCGAAAGTTGCGTACCTAACTACAGAATCCATAAATGTTGCTGAGAACGGTTCCATCAAATTTGGAATGAAATACTTTTCCTGACCAATTACAGCATTGAATGTATATTCCGAATAATATGGAATCATTTTTGTATTGCTAGAAGTAGCAGAAAGAACGGAATTCATCAAATCAAGACCACGCGTAATGTCGGCCCCGGTCACTGTCTGAAAATCAGGAGACCTTACCTTGCTTATATAAAATGCGTCAGTAATTAAATTATTTAAAGTATAACTCATATACTCCCCATTATCAGATCAGTAAGACACCCGCCAAGTCTCCCTGGCGGATGAATATAATATCAAACCAAACACTAAACATAGTAAGTAAATCTATTTACACACAATAGCCGAACGATTTCACGTAAATTACGGCTGTATCTGACGTAGGAGTTGTTCCGGTAGCTTTAATACTAACACTGGCAACACCGCCAACATTCAAGAATGCTAAAGATGATAAGTCTGCCCATTGATGAACAGCAGCAACGACACCACTCATTCTAGCCTCATTACCAGTACTGCCTGTTGGTTGTACATAAAGAACATTTCCAGCGGTAAATGGGGTATAATCAACCGTAAAGTTAACATCAGTTTTGCCAATAGGAGCAACACATGCAGTCAAAGGAAGAGCTACATAAGAAGCAGTCAAAGCAGAAGAACCAGTTGTTAAAGGAGCGTCATAAACAAATTTACGATAGCCATAGTCGCCAAAAGTATATGACAATAGGAAATGTGAACTACCATCAGTTACTTTAACATCTACTAAACGGAAACTATCATAACCGTATGGTAGTATAGGAAGTACATTAGCTGGATTAAAAGCAAGATCAGGGTATATACATTTTGTTGAAACTAATGCAGCAGGTTTATTAAACCCATTAGAATCACCAATTACATATACGTAATAGAAAGTAGACGCAGCTAAAGCACCAGTATCTAAACCATTAACACCAACTGTAGTACAATCAATTACCAAAGATGTGCGCGTAAATACACCGGCTGGAAATGTTATAGTGTCGCGTATAACCATGTCAATATTGTTTAATATATCACTGCATGCGCCTTCACTCATAGTTAATGAGGTGTTAGGAGTAGTTGCATTCAATGTAACGTTAAGACCACGAATATAACCAACTGGATTGCGAGCTATTGGTTTGTTAATAGCAGGAAAAATTGGTTCTGCAACATTAACTGGGAATGGCATAATGTCTAAAGAATTTGGAAATGTCATAATATTTACCTCAAGTTATTAAATTGTTAATATCATTTAAAGATTTGTTAGCTTTCTTAACAGCCTCTCTTTTAATAGCTGCCTTCCTATATCTTTCGATAGATTCAGGACTACGTACTTTACCTAAAGCATTCTTATTACCAGTAGATCCAGCCCTAAGTTTTTCTTTTGTCTCAGAACTAACTTTATGACCAACAAGACTAGCAGTAATCTTAGCCTTATGCTCTTCGCTAAGCGTTTTACCTGTGTGAGCAATGCTAAGTTTGGCTTTGTGATCATCGCTAAGAGTTCGTCCTAAATTATATGTGTTACCTTTATGTAACTCACTAATTCTAGACTTAGCCTCATCGTTAACAATCCAGCCCTTGCCTCTACCTTTATTATGCTTATCTTGCTGATTATCAGCATTGGTACCAATCCAGAGATGTGCAGGATTTACACACCAAGGATTATCACATTTATGACATACAAACATTCCATCTGGAATCTCACCAACATAAAGTTCATAAGATATTCTATGAGCTCTATACCGATTATTATCTGTATAAAATGTACCGTAACCCTTTTCTGTCTTGGCACCAGTCCAAACCCAACAACCATCTTTAGGGAGTCTGTGAATCTTGCCTTCAAAATCTAATCTATTTATATTTTTTATCATAAATTGCAAAATACCATGGGGCAATTTATGAGTCAATATCTATCACTACTATGCCGATGCAACGTTACCAGTTAAGGGCAAACAGAAACGTTGGCTATATCTTGATAATAACAATCCGCCCCATATGACGTCATTCACCAACCACTTTTTATTTTGTCCGAATACAGCACCATAATACATACGTAACGATACTTTAGTTTCATCGTCGGTATCTACTGATGTGGTAAATGGGTGTTCATTATCTAATCTCGGTACGGCTATGTAAAATGCTTTGCTACAGATCCTAAGTCCACAACGATGCGATCCAACGAATTGTACAGTCATACCAGCTTGAATTGTTCCGCTAATATTCTGCAATGCATTACCGACTACACTACATAAGCCTTGGCCTTCTGTATGAGTATTAGTAATAATATTTACTACTACAGCACCAGCATTAGAAGAAGCATCAGCAATTACACGGAATTGAACTGGCTGATTAGTCTGCATGTGACCATAAAAAGTTAATGCATTAATGTTGGAAGCAGGTAGGAACCAACCCATATCACCAGCAGCAACAGCGATAGAATGACTACCACCACCACTAGACAATGTTAACTGTGTTACGTTAGTACCAGTTGGATCGTTAGTGCTTACAACTGTACAAACCGTGCCAGCAACACCGAAAGCACCAGCGATTTGAACAGGCAAGTAGTTTGATCTGTAGTATTTAGTACGAGGTGAACCAAATTCACCGACTAACCAACTTTGCGCGGCCTCATCATTACGGATCGGTACGAATTGGTTTAAGCCTGATCCAATAATTGGGGAATAATAGTTAGTAGGTAA